AACGGTGAGGCTGTACGGCATGCTTGGCGCGCGGTTCGGTCGCGAGCACCGGCTGGTGATTACCAGCCCTGCAGAAGCCTGTCGCGCGCTGTCGGTCATTCTTCCGGGTTTTGAGCAGTACATGCAGACGGCGCACCTGCGCGGCCTGCGCTTTGCCGTGTTCCGGGGGAAAAAGAACATCGGCCAGGACGAGCTGAAACATAACAGCGGCGAAGAGGATATCCGCATCGCGCCGGTCATTGCCGGCAGCAAGCGTGGCGGTGTGCTGCAGACCATTCTCGGTGCCGTGCTGGTGGTGGGAGCGCTTGCTCTTGGCCCCGTGGGTATCGGCGCCATTGCAGGCAGCACGGCGATGAGTATTGGCCTTATGGGCGGCTCGATGATGATTGGCGGCGTGGTGCAGATGCTGTCACCCCAGCCCGGCGGACTGGCATCGCGTCAGGACCCCGATAACGCGCCGAGCTATGCGTTCGGCGGGCCCGTGAATACCACGGCAATGGGTAACCCCGTCGGGCTCCTGTATGGCGAGCGCGAAATCGGCGGCGCGATTGTTTCCGCCGGCATCTACACCAACGACCAGTGAAAACCGGTCTGATAACAGCGCCTGCGGGCGCTTTTTTTATGGGCGCAGTATGGAAAAAATAACCGGCAAAAAGGGTGGCGGTGGTAATTCACGCACGCCGCGGGAGTCTCCTGATTCATTACAGTCGATCGCGACGGCCAAAATACTGCTGGCGCTGGGCGAGGGGGAGTTCGCCGGCGGCCTGACGGATAAAGATATTTTCCTCGACGGTACCCCGATCCGCAGCGCTGACGGCACGCTTAATTTTCCCGATGTGAAATGGGAATTTCGCCCTGGTACCCAGACGCAGGATTACATTCCCGGCATACCGTCGGTGGAAAATGAAATCACCGTTAACACTCAGCTTAAAGCGACGCAGCCGTGGACGCGCGCCATCAGCAACACGCAGCTTTCTGCGGTCCGGGTGCGTCTCGGTGTGCCTTCACTGCAGCGCATGAAGGACAACGGGGATGTGGTGGGCTATCGCGTCGAATACAAAATTGAGTTGTCCACTGACGGTGGCGGATATACCACGGTGCTGAACGGTGCATTCGACGGTAAAACCACCTCCCTGTATGAGCGCAGCCATCGCATTGACCTTCCGCCTGCCCGGACCGGCTGGCAGCTTCGTGTGAGCCGGACGACGGCGGACAGCACCTCCAGTCGTATCGTGGATACGACGAACATCGAAGCGTATTCCGAAATCATCGATGCAAAGCTGCGCTACCCGAACACCGCGCTGCTCTTTGTGTCGTTCAACGCGAAGCAGTTCAGCAATATTCCGCAAATCAGCGTACGCGCCCGCGGGCGGCAAGTCCGCGTGCCCACGACATACGATCCGGTGGCGCGCACCTATTCCGGCACCTGGGACGGCTCGTTTAAATGGGCCTGGAGCAATAATCCCGCATGGGTGTTTTACGACCTGGTGCTGAGTGACCGTTTCGGGATCGGAGACCGTCTGGACGCCACGCAGGTGGACAAGTGGGAGCTCTACCGCATCGCGCAGTACTGCGATCAGCTCGTGCCGGACGGTACCGGCGGCAGCGGTACCGAGCCGCGTTTTCTCTGCGATGTGTATATCCAGAGTCAGAACGAGGCATTTACGGTGCTGCGCGACCTGGCGAGCATCTTCCGGGGCATGACCTACTGGGCCGGCAATCAGCTGGCCGCGCTGGCGGATATGCCGCGCGATATGACGTATGTCTACACCCGCGCCAACGTTATTGACGGAAAATTCTCCTACGCCAGCGGCAGCGAGAAGAACCGCTATTCAACGGCGATGGTGAGCTGGTCAAACCCGGAGAACCATTACACCGATGAAGTGGAAGCGGTGATGGAGCCCGACCTGGTGCGGCGCTATGGTGTGCGCCAGACGCAGATCTCCGCCATCGGCTGCACGCGGCGTACCGAGGCCAATCGTCGCGGCCGCTGGGCGCTGCTGACAAATGCTAAAGACCGGATGGTGAGTTTCACAACGGGGCTCGAAGGCATGCTCCCGTTGCCGGGCCATATCATCGGCGTGGCGGATCAGTATCTGTCCGGGCGGGTGATGGGCGGGCGTATCAGTCAGGTAAACGGTCGTGCGCTGACGCTCGACCGGGTGCCGGATGCAAAAGCGGGCGACAGGCTTATCGTCAACCTGCCGTCCGGCAAATCACAGGCCCGTACCCTTCAGGCGGTCAGCGGCCGCAACGTCACGGTGTCTGCGGTATTCAGCGAAACGCCGGAGCGCGAGGCGGTCTGGTCGGTCGATGCGCAGGATGTGGCAATCCAGCAGTACCGGGTCACGTCTGTGGAAGACAACAACGACGGCACCTGGACCATCAGCGCGGTGCAGCACAATCCGGATAAGTATGCCGCCATCGATTCCGGCGCGCGACTTGATGAGCGCCCGGTATCGGCCATTCCGCCTGGTGTGCAGGCACCGCCGGCCTCCGTGACGCTCAGCAGCTACAGCCGGGTGGTGCAGAACCTCAGCGTGGAAACCCTGCGCGTCTCCTGGCCTGCTGCGCCCGGCGCCGTGGCGTATGAATGCCAGTGGCGCAAGGATAACGGCGACTGGGTGAACGTGCCGCGCACGAGTTCGCTCGGTTTTGAGGTGCAGGGCATTTATGCCGGGCGGTACATGGCGCGCGTCAGCGCCGTGAACGCCAGCGATGTTGCCTCGGTCTGGCAGACCAGCGTGGAAGTGACGCTGACCGGCAAAGTGGGGCAGCCGCCGGTACCGCTGAACTTCCGCACCACGCCGATTAACTGGGGCATCCAGCTCGACTGGAATTTCCCGGACGGTGCGGACGACACGCTGATGACCGAAATTCAGTATGCCGCCGCGACCGACGGCAGCGACGCGCTGCTGCTTTCGGATGTGCCGTATCCGGCGCACAGTTACACGCAGCTTGGCCTGCGTGCCGGGCAGATCTTCTGGTACCGCGCGCGGCTGGTGGACCGCATCGGGAACCAGTCAGCCTGGACCGGCTGGGTGCGGGGTATGGCGAACGACAATGCGGAGGATTACCTGGGTGATATTACCGGGGATTTTCTCACCAGTGCAGACGGGCAGGCGCTGCAGCAGCAAATCGACACTAACATCGAGGCGGTGATGCAGAACGCGCTGGCGAACAACGCCACGGTCGATCATCAGTGGAAGCAGTACGGCGAAGTGCGCGCCGATATTCTGGTGGTGAAAACCACTATCGCTGACGTCGATAAAGCGATGGCTGATATGAGCACTCAGGTCCAGGCACAGATAGGTAATGTCACGGCTGCACTGGAAGACAAGCTGACCGCCGTGGTGGATGCCAGTGGGGCTACGGCCATTCATACGCTGAAAGCAGGTGTGCGGATTAACGGCAACTACTACAGCGCCGGCATGAGCATTGCGGTGCTGGCACAGGCCGGGCAGCCAGTCGTAACGCGTGTTGCGTTTAATGCCGATCAGTTTGTGCTGACCACCGGCAGCGGTGCCAGCCAGTTCTCGCCATTTGCTGTGGTGGGCGGGCAGGTGTTTATGAACTCTGCCTTTATTCAGGATGGCACCATTACCAGTGCCAAAATTGGCGCATTCATACAGTCCACGAACTATGTGGCAGGTCGCACTGGCTGGCGCCTGGACAAAAACGGAAACTTCGAGCTTAACGGCAGCGGTGGAAATGGTCGCATGTTAATTACCAATAACATTGTGCAAATCTGGGACGCCAATAATGTCCTGCGCGTGAGAATGGGGCTTTTCTGATGTCCGGACTACAGTGCTGGGATGCCAGCGGAAAGCTTATTGTTGATCTGGGCGATTATATGGTGAGGCACAGGGGGAGAATTACAGTAAAAGCGCCCGGAGGCGTTAATCAATTCGATGTTGCTATGCCCGGCGCGACGGCGTCGGGTTCATTTGCCGCAATAACGACAACTTTGATGCAAACCAGGATATGGGGAACATCCTGTTATGATGGTGGCGTGACTGTCTTTTTTGTTCCTGGCACATCATTCGCTGATACTTTAACTATTGATTTATATAATTTTATATGAGCGGCTTCGAAGTAAGAAACGATGATGGAATTGTTACTGTAAATAGCGATTATACATCCCCGCTATTTTCTTCCTATGTAGCTTCTCCACGAATGGATACTGTCGGTGGTATTGATGGTGACGTGCCAGGGTTTGGTAGATTAAGGGAGCTTGCTCCATTTCTTGACGA